AGAATTGCAAACATCTATGTCGTCAAAGACCCTGCTAATCCACAGAACGAAGGTAAAGTATTCCTTTATCAGTTCGGTAAGAAAATCTTTGACAAGATCAACGATTTGATGAATCCTCAGTTTGAAGACGAGGACCCAATCAACCCATTCGACTTTTGGGAAGGTGCGAACTTTAAGTTGAAGATTCGTAATGTCGAAGGTTATCGTAACTACGATAAGTCAGAGTTTGAAACTTCATCCACATTGGGTGAGTTTGAAGACGAAGAACTGGAAACAGTTTGGAAGCAACAGCATTCTCTTGCGGAGTTTACTGCACCAGAGAACTTCAAGTCATATGAAGAACTTGAAGCAAAACTAAACAAGGTGCTTGGTTTAGATGGTGCTAAACCTGTACCGAAGGGTCGTGCTGCTGACGAAGAAGAACTCGATGAAGTTCAGAACTTCCGTCCAAGTGCGAGTGCAAGTGTCGGTAAAACCGCATCTGTGCCTAAAGCAGATGAGATTCCTTGGGATACCGACAGTGAAGATGATAGTCTTTCGTTCTTTGAGAACCTAGCAAAAGAAGACTAATCTTGACTTTGGGGTGGTGCAATGCCACCCCTTTTTAGAACGATCTGTCGTAACTTTCGTATAAGTCACCAGTTGTTTTAAGAGGACCACTTTGATAAGTGTTCTGAGATGTGTTCTGTACGTTAGTTGTTGGTGCAACTACATTGGTCGAAGGACCTCTATCTCGTCCTTGTCTGGAACCCCTTGCTATATCAGCACCAACTTGTTCTCTCCCCGTGTCTTGGATTTCTAGTCCATCAGACCCACCTCGTCCAGATCGACTCGTTGCTATTCGTGCGATATAATATAATCCATTTTCTTGCCTTCCAATTTTATACGCACCACCTTGATTCCTTTGAATCAATCCTGCAACAATACTATCTGCTTTTTCTTTACTTTCAATATTAAAGAAGTCTGCATCTTCTTCATTGACCTGATCACTCATTTCAGCCAATCTTTCTTTTCTACGATTTGCTTCTTCTCTTCTAGAACTTATTGGTCGATCTGATAGAGATTTAACTTTTTCAACTCCCTCGACTTCAACACCCAATTCTTCTAACGATTTTGCAGTGTCTTCAAATTCTTTACGCAAAGCAGCAACGTTTCTTTCTCTATTAGTGATTCTCCTACCCGTTTTACCTTCTGCAAAAGCATCTTCTAAATCTTGTTGGGCAAGTTCTAATTCTTGACGTTGTTTTTCTAGTTCGACTTTAAGAGCGTCTGCACGAACTCCATCCGCATTTGGTTCTCCCTCAGTATCACTACCAAAACCAAAAAGTCTAGAAAAGAATCCTTCATTTTTATCATCGAGTGCATCCGTTGCTTTTTCAAATGCTTCATCAGCTTCATAAAACTTCTTTTCGGTTTTATTGAGTGATTGCCTTAGTGTCTCTGGAACTGCAACTCCTGCTTCCTCAAGTTTTTCAACTTGAAGAGCAAGTTCATTATACTTGTCTCCGATAGAGTCACGGACATCTTTTAATTTTTGCACACCAACAAGATTCAGTTCATCTTCAGCAAGTTGTGTTAATTGATTTTGGACTTCTGCTTCTTGTAGAGCAAACTCTTCTCGTGTAATTATACCCTTGTTAAGTGAATCTCGTAGAACACTTAATTGATTATTCAATGCAGTCTGCTTACTTTCTACATCTGCTCGTATTTCTTCAAACTTTGCTTCAGTGTTTGGATCAATTAATCCACCAACAAAACTACCAACGATGTTACCAACAGATGCACCAATACCAATACCGATTGGTCCACCGACTACACCGATCGCACCACCGATGATACCACCAAGAGTTCCACCAATATCTTCACCTTGGACTTTAGTCTTGATGTCATCATCCAGACCATCCATCGCAAGATCGATACCATCTTTTGCAGTTAGAACTAAACCAGTTGCAATTGCTGCAATCGGTCCTGCTGCTGCAGCAGCAGCAGATGCCGAAGTTCCTAACCCCGCAAAGATTGATCCACCAGTTGCAGCTAAACCACCAAGTGCGCCACCCGCACCGATACCTAGTGCTCCAAGTGCTTTGTCTTTGAGCATACTGAATAGACCACCACTTTCTTCAGCAGACTCTTCAGTTGTATCTCCAACTTTTTCTAGTGCTTTAGTTTGTTCGTCTTGTTTTCTTGCAAGTTCTGCATCTCGTTCTGCTTGCTGTATGCTATCTAACTCTGCTCGTTGTGCATCATCTCTAACAAGTTCATTTTGTTCAGAAAGCAAGTTACGAGTTGCAATCATTGCATCAAGCATACTTAGATTTGTCTCTTCAAGATTATATTCTTGAAGTAACTTTTCATTCTCTAATTTTAGATTCTCTTGTGCTTGTTCGTCACGTTTTCTTTGGATTTCATCTAAAATTAATTGTCTGTTTTCTTCATTATCTTGAATCCCACGTTGACGTATAATCAAATCAGCAACTTCTTGCTGTCTACGTTTTTCTTGTTGTGCCGCTGCTTTTCTTTCTCTTTCTGCCGCAGTAGATTCTCTGATCTTTTCGGTAATAAAAGCAGCACCTAAACCTAAAATTGGACTATTGGCAAATGTTCCAGCAATCGCACCAAACCCAAGAGGGACTGCTTTACTGACTGTCTCTTGAATTGTCTGCACAATAGATGCTTGCTCAATACGTCTTTGACGTTCAGCAAGTTCTGTATCTACTTGTTGTGCTGTAAGTCCGACTGATGGAACTGCCATATTTTACTGCTCTTTCTTTTTCTTATTGCTAATTGCATCTGCGGCAAAGAAACTGGATACCAAGACAGCAATTGAGGCAAAGTAAGTGGGTGCGATGTCAGCAATCAAGTTTGCTGCTGTGTTCAATCCAAATGCCGATGTGAGAAATATTGCCAATGGATATAATAGGAGACCAAATAATGCGAACCATGCCATGCTGCGTATAGCATCTCGTTGTTTGTCTTGATCTTCAAGTTCTCTACGTTTGAATTCAAGATACATTACACGTTCTTCTTCTGTAACAACACCGTCACCGTTTGTGTCTGCGGGATGGAATCCTTTTGTTTCTTCTGCCATTAATTACCTCTGTTGTAATTGTCTACGCTCTTCTTCTTGTTGCAAGTGTTCTTGTAGCATACCAACATAAACTAATTTTTCCCAAGGCATCATGTTTTCAATTTCGGTCAACGAGTATTTGTGATACTGCATCATTGCAAAATTGACCTGAATCATTCCACGCAGTGTATCATGAGACAGGCATATTAAAAAAAATCAGACAATCCCTCTAAACGAATAGTGTCCTTTTGTCCACAGCTATTACATGTGTATTCAACTTCATGTGTAAGTTTCGGCATAGTATAGAAAAACTCACGAATCTTACTCATTTGTTTTGCATCAAGTTTTTCTATGAACTCAATGAGTTCCTCTTTTGTTGTTGTTGTTTCATCGTATATTTTGTTTTCATCGAACAGGCATTCAACACATTCTACAATAATTGGTATTGATGCCTCATCGTTAAAACTATCAATTTTGTTTACCAGATCAATGGTTGGATATTTCATTTTTACACCAACCGTATCTGTCAACATAATCTTTGTCGAATGATTGTCTCTGTGTTTTACTTTGATATCATCAACATCGATGTATACTGGAGTAACAGCACTACACTCCACACCATCTCTATTTTTTCCTGTCTTGTGCTTATATCTTAGTTCGATTTGCTCGCCTAGTGATTTTGCACGAACATTGAGAAACAAATATTCTAAATCAAAAGTCGGAAGTTTTTTAACATCAATTTGACCCTCAGTGCAGTTGTTCAAAACTTGTTGCACAGCAAGTGTCACACTTTCAATGTCTGTTGCCTCTTTTGCCACCAGAAGAATCTTTTCTTCTTTTACTAAGAACGGACGGTATGTTATCTGCTCTCCATTTGATGGCAAATTCAATTTAAATAAAGGCACTGATATATTAGGTAAACTCATTTATTTCTCCAAATCACTGAGTATCAGTTGCTACCAGCATCCACTACTACTCTTCTTGCTAAAAATTCATCGTTAAATTGGTCAATATCAAAACTGCCAATTCCAAAATCGGTTTTATCGACGTTGTTTCTATCATCTACATTACGAATTTCTTCATCAACTTCAGGTTCTTTGATGGTCTCAAAGAAATAGTGATAGTCAAAAGTTACAGATACCCTAGACAAACCATCATCTCCCCAACTTGCAGCAACTTCAGTTATAGTAGATGGGAATGCGTCAATAAATCGACTCTCTTGTTTTACTTCACCACTTTCACCAAACTTTCTAACTACAAAGTCGGCAACATAATTGTCATAATATCCAATATCAAATCCACCCAGCTTTTGACCACCTCGCCTCACACGCCCCAGAGCAGTGTCTTGCCACGACATGAAGAAGTCCCTCTCCACCATACTTTCACTAAGAATAAAGGATAAGGTAACTGCTTGTGCATTGTAACCGTAGTATTGTTTTCTAATTGGACCGTAGTGTTTCACATCAGATGAGAATGCTGATCGTCCAGGAAAAGACGCAGAGTCACATCTGAACTTTAAACTCTCTAAAGTTTCTCGTCTACTCGAAAGACTATTTGGTGCGTTAAACCGAACCTCAAAAAGAGATGGTCTTGCCACCCCCCTTCTTGATAAGTGTGATGAAAAATCTGTTACACTAAATGCCATTAGATTTGTCTCTGACTGTCGTTGAATACTTGTCTCTTGTTTGCCTTCTCAAATCTCTCAACAGGTAAGAACAATGCGATGTCCCACTCGTTTGAAAATACTTCAAGAAACCTACCTTGCACTTTATTTACTAGATAATGCTTAACGCACGGTTTGAAAAACCTAAACTTTGTTGCTCCCTTCAGAATATTATATGATATTCTTAGTCGTGTAGTTTCATCATAATTCTGATTTGTAATCGTATCGTACAAAGCATCCATCAATCTTGCTCTGAGTGTTGGTGCAAGATAATGTAAATTGATTCCATAGAACCCACCCTCTGCGGGACCTATCATGAATATCAATGGAAACCTATCATAATACGGAAGTTCTCTTTTTAATTTTGGATCATAGTTGAAAAAATACATCCTACCTATCGTTGGGCGACTTGTTAGTTTAGACCTGTCGTCTGGTCGCATTACCCTACTTGGAGTCGTATTAACTCTCTTTCCTTCTTTTCTGAAAAACTGCCTTGCTCTTTGCGTCCCAACTTTTACATCTTTTTGGGTTGCTTTTGACAATATGTCTGTGAAGATATATGCTGGCACTAACTAATTCCCAATTCGTTTTCTGTAAGAATTTTAAATTCCCATTTTCGATCAGCACAATATTCTTGTGCGGCTTTCCACTTAGAAGTATTTATGCCCCAATCTTTAACTTCTTGTATATAACGTTTTGTTGTTCTTTTTCTTGGGGCGGGTGGTTTTGTCTGTTTGTGTGGTTTTACTTCAATCATCACTGTCTTTACACGATTCTGTTCATCTAGCATCTGAATTACAAAGTCTGGGTAGTATCGATGCCATCTTTTGTCGATGGGAGATATATAGGGGATTGCGAGTTCTTCACTAGACCATTTCAAGACATTTTCGTTTTGGTCAAAATAGTTCATACACCGCAGTTCCCAAGACGAACGATAGATGACTTTGTTGATGTCACCCACATACTTTTTTGGATTCTTTACAGTGTATCGTCCTTTATAAGTCATCTAAATAGTTCACGGAGGATTGTATGGCAACAGGAACACTTGAAGATTTCGATGCAGATATTGGTGGTAGTGCAAGTGGTCCACTTGCGAAACTTTATGCACGATCATCAAAAGAAAAACTTATATATCCATCTGACATCGCAAACCTTGGACATCTTTGTGTATTTAGGATACGAGAAAGGACGTTTGATTTAGAGACTTTTACTACGACTTCTGCACAATCTACCATATTCAGTCGAGACATCATACTTCCGATGCCACCAGATTTGTCTACACAATATGGTGTATCTTATAATTCTGGAACAACGAGTGGATTGATTGGTGCAGTATTCCAAAAGGGTACAGAACTCGCTGATTTAAATTTTTCTGCGTTAGGTGATCTCGCAGTGCGAGCAATTGCTGAAAATAACACTGCTGCGGCAGAACTAACTAAATCAGTAGCAGGGCAAGCTGCTAATCCATATCAGGCAGTTTTTTTCCAAAATCCAAATTTAAGAACGTTCAGTTTTAACTATAAACTATTTGCTAAAAATGAACAAGAGAGTGATAATATCAGAGCAATCATACGGGCATTCAAATCTGCCATGCTTCCGACATTTGCTCAAGGCAGAACTTTGTTCAATTATCCGAAAGTTTTTGAGATTGAATTTAGACATGATGAATATCTTTTTGAGATTGGAACTTCAGTTTTAACTTCATTTGATGTAAAATATCACGCACAGGGAACACCTTCATATTTCGAGGGAACTAAAGCACCAACTGATGTCGATATTTCGTTAAGTTTCCAAGAACTGAATATTTTGACAGCAGATCAAGTGGACGGAATAGGGGAGGGTAATAACAAATAATGTCTTATTACTTTTCATATTTACCAAATGTACAATATAAAATTGACGGATCAGGCGCAAATCGAAAAGAAAGAGTGACTGATATCACCCGTAGATTTAAAATTACACAACTCTTGAATAGTAGAGAAGCAATATACTTTGATTATTCAGTTCAAGATGGAGATCGTCCAGATATAGTCGCAACAAAATTATATGACGACTATCGATTAGATTGGTTAGTATTATTACCTAACGAGATACACGATAGGTATTTTGAATGGGTGATGTCTCAACGTGAATTTGAAGCATTTATAAGAAAGAAATATGGTAGTTTATCAGTGGCACAATCGCAAGTCCACCACTACGAAAGAATCCTTTCAAAAAGTAAAGTATTGAATAATGGCACTGTTATACCTGAAAGGAAAGTTATTGTTGATGAAACCACTTACAATTCTCTTGGTATAAACGATAGAAGATTAGTGACCGCATTCGATGAAGAGGACAATCGAAATGAATCACACAGAAATATTAAATTGATTGATCCCGCACTTGTCACCGATGTAGTTAGACAAGCAAGGAGAACATATAATTGACTTCAAGATCAAATATACCCGGTGATATTAATATTGAAAGATTTGAACTCACAAATTATTCAAAATCACCAAAAAGCACATTAGACATAACTGAAATCGCATACGAGTTCTCATACTATGAAGATATTCGTTCACCATCTATTTATGCTGATGTAACTTTAGTTGATGGGTCAGGTTTAATGAATAGTTATCCAATTGTTGGTGATGAGGACTTGATTTTAAGTTTTAGTGGAGCATTCAATTTTGATTCAAATGAAGTGATTGATATCAATCTTAGATCATATAAGATCGGTGAAAAGAAAAAAGTTTCAGATAGAGCAACTCAATATCCAATATTTTTTACCACAAACCAAGAAATACAAAACAAAAAAACCGAAGTGGTGTCTGGATTCAGTGGTAGAATATCTGACATTATCCCTCGTTTTTCAAAATTAAATTTTGTTAATATTGAACCAACTGATGGATTATTCAAATATGCGGGTATGGGGTATAATGTATTTGATACCATCCGATTACTCGCAAAAGAAGCAAAAAGTTCAAGATTCAACTCAAGCAACTATTTGTTTTATCAGTTGCATAATGGATACTATTTTGTAACCTTAGAAAGTTTGTTTTTACAAGACACCTCTAAAAAATACTATTATACTCCTGCAAACGTTAATAGGGGATCGGGAGATATTACACCAGATCAAGTAATCGATATACTTGAACACGTTAAGTCTAATGATCTAATTAAAGGAATGGATCGTGGATTGTATGGCAATAAAACTGAATCACTTGATCTATTAAGGAAAGTTTATAATGTTAGACAGTTTGACTATTTTGGTAGTGGATTTAATGCGACAAATCATATACCTGAATTTCCTAATCTTATTCAACCTAGAAATGAAAGTTCTGCAAGAAACTCACAACTTGCAAACGTTAAGTTTTTTGCGTCAGATTTAAATGATGTTGCAAGTATTGACTACATTAGAAATTTAGATGTCACAACAAATAATTATGGACGAAAGAAACATATATTCTCTGGAATTGAAACATCACTAAAAGAACAAATGATGTCTAATATTTTTAGAATTGCGATACCCGGTGACAGTGCACGACATGCTGGTCAGATTATTGAAATAAACATGCCAGAGTCGTCACAGAAACTTCAAGACCAAAATTCATATGATAAATACTTATCTGGACGATTTTTGATTGTTACTGTTAGACACATGTTACAAGCAAATAAAGAATATGTTACAATCATGGAATGCGTAAAAGACTGCTTAGAAGACGAGATCATAGGATTATAAAATGTTTAGTTTCTCAGAGCACAAAAATTTATTGGAATATAGACAACTTGATGAGAAACTGATTCTCTTCAACAATGGTGCACGTTACGGGCAGATTGTATTCCTTGCCGGAGGTGCGGGTTCGGGTAAAGGTTTTGCAATCAAGAACTTCATGGAAGGTGATAAGTTCAAGGTACGAGACGTTGATGAATTTAAGAAGGCATATCTCAAGTACAATGATATCAAGAAGAAGTATAAAGAAATTGAAGGACTGAACCTCAGAGAACCTAATGACGTATTCAAGTTACACTCCTTTGTAAAACGTAAGGGTATCAAAGACAAGACACTTGATTTAATGATGACTGATTTGAAACAACGTGGTGCGGCAGGGAAAGGTATTCTACCAAACATTCTATTTGACATCACACTCAAAGAAGTGGATGATATCAAAGAAGTTCTACCTATCTTGCGAGAAGTTGGGTACGAATCAAACAACATTCATATCACTTGGGTGTTGACCGATTATAAAACTGCGATTGTCAACAATAGAGAACGTGATCGTGTTGTACCTGAAGATATTCTGTTGGGCACACACGAGGGGGCACGGGACTCAATGATTGGGTTTATCAAACGTGGTATTCCACGAGGAGTCAATGGTCAGGTCAATGTTATTCTGAATAATCCAGAGTTGACAGTACCTTACTTGGACGATAATGGTAAACCGATTCTAACAAAAACAATCGGTGCTAAGAAACCAAAAATTACTATCAAGGACTTCACATACGTTCGTATGAAGAAGGAAGGTAAACCGTTTGAGAAAGATGTCAATATCAAACGTCAAGTGTTTGCGTGGATAAAGAAAAACACCCCAGGTGGTGAGTTAATGACTTTGGATGTGGATTGATGAATGATATACTTGGATCGAATCTTCTTTGGTTTTTTGGAGTTGTAGAAGATCGAAATGACCCATTGAGAATGGGTCGGGTGCGAGTTCGTTGTTATTATTGGCACACCGAAGACAAAGCTAGACTTCCTACCGAAGAACTGCCTTGGGCACAAGTCACCACTCCAATCACCAATGCGGCAATGGGCGATATCGGGCAAACACCAATAGGTCTTGTCGAAGGCACTTGGGTGATGGGTTTCTTTATGGATGGGAAACTTGGGCAGAAACCAATGATATTGAGTTCTATTCCGGGTATTCCATTTGAGCAACCTCCAACCCAACAAGGTTTCTCTGATCCGAATGGTGTCTATCCAAAAAGAGTTGGCGAACCTGATGTCAACCGTCTTGCCAGAAATCAAGAAGATTATCTTCCAACCAATCCTGCTACTAAAGACCAAGGTCGCACCACGAACGTTGCTGATGCAAATGGTGGACTGTGGAGTGAACCTGCTTCTGCATATAACGCAAACTATCCAAAGAACCATGTCTATGAGTCCGAACGAGGGCACATCTTTGAGGTGGACGACACCGAAGGTTCAGAGCGAATTCATCAGTACCACCGTAGCGGTACATTCTTTGAAATTGACAAAGATGGTAATAAGGTTACACGGGTAGTTGGTGACAACTATGAAATAATTGCGGGTTCAAACTATGTAAATGTGAAAGGAAGTGCAAATCTAACTGTAGATGAGACTTTGAATATCAAGGCAAAAACAATCAACATTGAAGCAGAAACAATTAATGAGACAGCAACTACAGGTAATGTGACTTATAATAATGGTGAAATCACTGTCGGTGGAATTACACAAACTCAGCATACTCACACAGATACAGCAGGATTAGCAGCAGGGACTACTTCAACGCCCAACTCTGGAACTTAGTCTAAATAAGACAAGGGGATAAGTGATGCCAATTAGAAACGAAGTACAATATCGGGATTTTGATATCTCGTTTCGTGCCAATCCAATCACAGGTGCGTTGAATATCTTAAAAAATAATGATGCTGTCAAACGTTCTTTAAGAAGTCTTATCTTAACGGATCGATTTGAAAGACCATTTCGTCCATTCTATGGTTCTACTGTTCGGGCAAGTTTATTTGAAAATTTTGATGTGCTGACAGAAAGTGCAGTGCGAGATACAATTAAAAGAACAATCATTGAGCAAGAACCACGAGTTGAACTGCTTGATGTTAGAGTATTGGCAAACGAAGATAGAAACTTACTTAACGTTACAATTATATTCAGAGTTAAAAATGACGCTCAAGAAGATACGTTGACTGTCGTTTTAGAGGGGATTCGATAAATGTCGGCAAATAATACTTTGCGTGTCACAGGTCTTGATTTTGATACCATTAGAAGTAATCTAAGGGACTTTATTGCAGATAAACCCGAATTCAAAGATTATGATTTTAATTCGTCAGCACTTGGCACGTTGTTGGATTTACTTGCCTACAACACATACTATAACGCATTCTATGCAAATATGGCAGTCAACGAAGGATTTCTTGATTCGGCACAGTTGCGTGATTCTGTGGTATCTCGTGCTAAGTCATTAGGTTATACCCCTCGTTCAGCAAGAGGATCAACTGCCACAATCAATATCAAGTTTCCAAATGCGAATACAACCACTGTTGATTCATCAATTCTGATTCCAGAGGGGCAACAGTTTACATCAACAGTAAACAACATTCCTTTGGTTTTCTCTACAACAGAATCAACACTAATTAGTGCAAACTCTACTAATGGGTTTTCGGCAAATGTCTT